CACCGCCCTTGTCGACCCGTTCCACGAGATTCCATCTAAAAAATGGTACCTCTTTTACGGACCTTGATCCCACCCTAAACATTCTAGAATTAATCGTAAAGATTTTTCTTGATATTTGGGTTTTAACAGGATTGATAGACCACAGTTTGCTCATCCACGATAAATAATCGTCGACGAGACATTCTGGGACTGCCACTACACCGTCATCTCCGTTAACCAGAAATAGACGTTGTATGAGTTCCCAACTCAGTCCATAGATTCTCTGTATTCTTCTGAAGAATTCGAGTTTCCATGAACTGTGGATGACCGTTAGTTTAACAAAACTAAGCCTGTCACCCATGAGTTGAGAATTCGCCTGTTGGAACCAAGGCGCGTCAGGATTTTTATTATCTCTGACGCGAACGATGCATTCTCCCGTTATTCCAGAACATTTATCATAAACGTTCCAGAGTTCCGAAGGGACTACATCTCGGATTGACATGTTACTAAGCTTAAGACAGATACTATCTGTAGCTGCATCTCCATCATCAGAAATGATCTTGAAGGCGCATCCACAGATGGCTTCTGCCTCAGTAACAGCACTAGCGAATGTATAAAAGAATTCTTCCGGTAATTCCTTTCCGGAACAGACATACGGTTTCTGCTTGAGGTGTCTCATCAGTTTTAATTGAAGAGATCCCCAAAGCGGAGACTCCCACCACTCGTTGAGTGAGATTGACCTAACCTTTAAGGGTTCGGGCAGTCCCACAACTTCGCGGCGGAGGGAACGTTTGTCTGTGAATTCAAATATACAAGGGGGCTCCTCCGAAAAAGGCCACTGTTCATTATCGACAGGTTCAGCCACATCAGAAAGCAATTCTGCAATTGATGGTGGTCTGAGCCCAGTCTCATGACGGACAGTACCTTCTCCAATTTTGGAGGAGCTGGACATCCCAAACTTGCTCAGGGCAACTCCGTATGAACCATAATCGGCGCGTGATGCGTCAACATTGGCTCTTAAAGAG